CCTTCGAGCTTTCGACATTGGAAGCAAATAACAATGTTTTTGTTCCCCGCGCAACTCTTTCCCAATTATCCAGAACACCGGTCCACATTCTATTCTTCTTATATATCTCCGACGTGTCATAATCCGTACCCTTCAATTTTGCATCTTCCAAGCCAATTTTCACTCCGTAGCTTTTTGCAGGCGTGAGAAATCCTAGGCTCAGCAGTTCCGGAACATCGACTTCCTGCACAATGTCTTGATAGAATTCTGACAGCGCCGGCACTGATTTGCCCTTCCTGTAAGGGGTGGCAGTTGCTCCGATCACAAAAGTATCAGCAGAAATGTAAGGAAAAATCTTGCTGAAGTGATTCAAATGTGCCTCATCGATTATTATCATCGTTCTGGACCGGATGAAAAACTCATATCTTGCCGCCCGGCGCGATAAGGTTTTAATCATTGCGACGTGTAAGGATTGAGTTAGATCCGGCACTTTCCCGGCTTCGATTGTTTCGGCCGATAGGCTGAAGCGGTTGAATGCTCCGCCCGCTTGTTTTAATAGTTCTATTCTGTGAGTAAGTATCAACACCCTGCCACCGCGCTTGATGTGAGCTGCGACCATGTATGAAAACATGATGGTTTTTCCTGAACCAGTGGGGGCGCACATGATAATGCGATTATTGTCCGCCGATATACTGGAGCGTAGGGCGGATATTATTTTTTTTTGGTAGGGTCGGAGTTTCATCATTTGCCTTCTGAGAATTTACCTTTCGTCGTCTTCCATCTGCCAATAATTACATCTCTGTATTTTTCATTATCGTATCCAATAAAATCAACAAAACAACGTCTTGAAATTGGATTTACGACAGAAGTCTCATCTGGTTTATAATATTTTTTTTGAATCCAAAATCCAATGAAATATATTTCTTCATCAGTTAGATTTATTTCCTGATTAGGGTTGTCCCAAATAATAGAGCGTCCATTTAAATACTTTTTAAATTTGGTATTTAATTCTTGTAGTGTGATCTTCTTAAGTTTCATATCTCTCTTTTTTTTTAAAACGGTATGTCATCGTCAATTTCTTCCGGATCTTCATATGATCCATCGTCATTTACCAATAGCTTTTTTACAATATATACATTCGAAGGGTTGCTTTTCCCACGGATACGCTTCCTTGTTTTTGTGAATCCCAATGACTTCAAAGCGGTGCCTAATTGCCATATTTTAATCCTTACTGTAGGGTTTTTTTCTTCGATATATATTTTTATGTCCGTTGCGGTCATATATTCCGCATATACATCGCTTTCGTCCACTTGGTCAAAATGTTTTTGGATCAAATCTTCTTCTATAGATGGCTGTCGGTTGCCTTCTGTTTTATCATTCAGGATCTGAATGTCATCCCGATCCAACATCCATCCATCGCCAATTTTCTTCCACTCTTTGTAGATATCAGCCCATAAATCATCTCTGTCTATTTTTTCCAATCTCTCATGGTCAATATTTTTTATATTCATCGGGATTATTCTCCTATTCCCCGTGGGGTCATTTATTATTTCATCTTCGTTTGAATTGCCAGCCAGAACAGCATACCGACGCATATCCTCCGAAAATTTTCCATATGGTCGACGGACGTTAAACCATTGCTTTGAGGATAAGTCCTTCAGTCTTTTGTAATCCCTTTTGCTTTTTCCGGAAAATTCATCATCCACGATAAGCAGTTTTTGAGTCATTAATATCTCCGAATCCTTTCCTTCATCCAATGGGCTTTCGGCATAATAGGGCATCAGGCTGTCAGGTAGCAATGTCCGAAAGAATTTTGTTTTACCCACTCGCTGACTTCCGGTTAGAACCAATATCATTAATGAATATGTGCCATGAGCGGAAGCGACTATAGACAACAGCCATTTCCGTAAAAATAAGTCTCTATATTCCTCATCCGGAACCTCTATACATTTTAAAAATTCATCTAAACACCCTTCGCAGTTCCTGCTACCAACTTTTTTGAAATATTCTTTGAATGGATGATATCCTTTAGTTGCATCGGAAATAATCAAAGAAAATAAAAGGTCTTTTGTGATTTTCTTGCTCACCATTTCCAGCGCTTCTATATAGAGAGAGTTATACATCCTGTCATTTAGTGGTTCACCGTTTAATTCATGTTGACCAGTAACCTTGTTGAATTTTATATCTTTTGTGGTTAACCATGCCTTTAGCCGAGGCAGGATATCATCATTATCCCCGGAAACAGAAGGATCAACCGGCATTTTCATAATGTTGTCAATCATATCGTCCACGTCTTCGCCTTCAATATCCTGCATTTCTTTCAGGTACTTTTTGGCAGACGCTTTGGCTTCTTTTGCATTTTTCGGACCGCCAGACAATCCTATCTGCTTCTTTCTGGACATTGCGATGTTTGCAATCATCCGGGTCCTGGGACTCGTGATTTCAATTCCTGCCATTTTCGCAAGCCATAGAAATGTACCTATTTTAATACCTCGGCTTCCTCTTTTCAACAGGATGGAATACAATTGATCGCATGCCTTGCTATCATACTTGTCCGATTGTGAACTAACTAAGTGAAATTTATCCAACCCTCCAGCACCAAAATGATCAGATATTGCGCATCCGACTCTAAACCAATCGTGATAATCATACGTAAGATCAACCCCCCGGGCAGAAATTTGAGAAAACACATGATCTAAATCATCATCAGAAAATATGAAATTATGGCGCCGTGGTTCTCTTTTCTTTTTTGCAATGTACTTTTTCCAAACTTTAGCTTTTTCGTTCAGAATTAAGTCCGGATCGTAACTGACAAATCTGAATCGTGTAATGTCTTTTCCGGATGGATCAATCATCAAATTATATTCATCCGCAAAGTATTTCTCTAAAGCCTGAAATGCATCCAAGTGTCGGGCAGGATCAACTTTTACGTATGCCGCTAATCCACCATCTCCGGAACATGATAAATGACAAGCATATATATACGGATCGCTCGACATTTTTAATTTGACAATGTTGTGATCATACCCAGGAAGTTGGTCGTCTTTATCAATATCGATTACCAATATCCCGGAATGCTTTTTTAAATTACTGGAAGATCGGTAAGAAAATGTTCCGGAAGGAGTAACCCCCGGCAATTTTAATTTGTCAATCCTGCCGGCTCGATAATGCAAAACCTCATCTTGATAATACCCTTCTTTCACTTTTTGCAGATAATCTTCAAAAAAATATTCTCCAACAGGTTTTACTGCCGGCACATATTTATTGTGTGTTTTTGAGAAATATCCGCCTGGGAAAAATGAAATTTTACTCATTACTATTCTTTTTTTGTCGTGAAATCAAAGATAGAAACTTTTTTTGATATAAAAAAACTTTTACCCATGCACATTTTGTACATACCCCTGACACAGCTAAAGCCCGCACTACTGTTGCATCTTGTGATTTTGTGTGTAGGGGTGTGCACCCCTGTGACACCCGAAAATACAAACTTTGTATAATAGGGTTATATGTGCGTCGTATATGGTATTACGACATACCTTATTATACTTTATTTATAAAAGAAGGGGTACACATCCCTACACAGATGCCCATATCCCGCGCCATTGCTATATCGTGTCTGTGTAGGGAGTTTGAAATCAACCCCTACACATACCATGCACACCCTACACACATGCCGAATAACATTGTGAGTAATATTTTTTTTACCCAATTGTTTTTACTATCTTTACAGCTGTACCAAAATTGAGATTATGGACTTTTTTGAAGTTGTTTCTAAAGAACTTGAAGTTCAGAAAAAAAGCGCTTATAGATTAGGAAAAGACGCCAAAAAACCTAGAGGATGGATTTCTGCGGTAAAAAGAAACAACTCTCCCACTTTGAAGACCGCCCAACAGCTCACTGAAGCCTTAGGCGGAAAAATTACCTTAACCTTTGAAAACCGAGAATATGAACTACGCTCAGCAGTTGAAACAACTGAATGATTATTTCAAAACCACCCCGGTGCCGGATGAACCCGGCCCGATAAATTCAACTCAGGTGGTGCATTCCCTGTCCAATTACGTGGATATTTCTTTGATCCGGATCAATGCCGCAAAGCCCGGATCATTCGAATACAATGAAATAATCAGAAATTTGCGGTATATTGCGAAAAATTTGAAAACTACGGCATCGACCGTCTCAACACCCACAACAGCATGAAAGGAGAACTATACACCGGATCAATCGACTATTCTGAATTGATCGAATTATTGAAGACAGGTAAGTACTCAACTTACCAATCACCGAAAACAGGAAAGAAGTACATCAATGTTTCGGTATGGATAAATCCAGAACCGGACAAATTCGGAAACGACGGATCTATTCAATTGAATCCAAAAAAAGAACACAGAGACGAAGGGCTGAAAAGATACGTTGGAAATGTAAAGCATTTTAAATTTGCAACTCAAGAAGTTGCTGCGGATAGTTTTTCGGATGATGCAGAAGATTTGCCGTTTTGATTACAATAGTTTTCATATTAGCGTGGATTATTAACAGCATCATAGTCTGGTCTGTCGGTTGGGCCATGCAGAAAAAATTCAAATCATGGATCAATCTGAAAAACTGGGTCCTAAAAAAACCAGAATGGCGGATGAAAAAAGGATTTGAAGAGCCAGATGCACCGGTCTATGCCGATAGCTTTGATGAAGCTGTGGCTATAGGTCGGATTCATGGAAGCTTAATTGTGAGAGAATGAGTAAGAAGGAGAAAAAAACTGAACAAATAAGGACGATTAACGGTAAAAAGAAAGTTTTAGCTGAATTGATATCTTCCCATGGAGTTGTAACTCCCGCTTGCGAAGCAGCAGGCATATCCCGATCAGTTTTTTATACATGGTACAACGAGGATGAAGAGTTTAAAAAAGCAGTTGACGGCGTCGGAGATATAGCGGTAGATTTTGCGGAATCTAAATTATTCAATCTAATGAACCAAGAAAACGTTACAGCAATTATCTTCTATCTCAAAACAAAGGGAAAACACCGCGGATATATCGAGCGTCAGGAAGTTGATAATAAACATGATTTCTCTGTAGACTCCTTCCTATCCCAATTCAAAAACAAAGATGTGGAGTGAAAAGCAGGCGGAAGTACTTACTTATCTGGAATCGAAGCACTACAGAAATGTAAGACAAGTTCTTTTTGGCGGCGCTGCTGGTCCCGGCAAAACTTTCTTAGGATGCATGTGGCAGATAGCAAGACGATTAGCGCATCCCGGCACTCGTGGATTTCTTGGTAGAAAAGAGTTGAAACAGCTAAAACTCACCACTTTCAGAACTTTCATGCATTGTTGGAATACTTATTTCCACAACAAGCAACCGGTGAGCATAAAACTGAATGGTCAGGAATCAGTTGTATATTTTTCTAATGGATCTGAAATATTTCTGATGGAATTGGCTCACAAGCCTTCTGATGAAGATTTCTCTGATTTGGGATCTTTGGAACTAACAGATGCCTTTATTGATGAAGTTTCAGAGATCACTGAAAAAGCGTTCAACATCCTGAATTCCCGGATCCGGTATAAACTAATTGATGGCGTTCCGAAATGTTTGGTGGCGTCCAACCCGCAGAACAACTGGTTGAAAACTACATTTGTGTCAGATGATCAGAACATCCCCATCGACTTACCTGATTACAGAAAGTTCGTTCCGGCACTGGTCACGGATAATCCTGACAAAGATTTCGTGAAATCATATATTCAAAACCTTGAGATCCTTCCAATATACGATCGCCGCCGATTACTGGAAGGAGATTGGTCAGTTCGAGAAAATGATTATCCATTCTTTCAAGATTTCAATGCGGACAAACATATTGGGAGCATGGAGATAGTTGATCACCTACCGATATGGTTGTCATATGATTTCAACTACGATCCCACCACCTGTATTGTCGCTCAAGTTGATTTGCCAAATATATATATTATCGATTGCATACAAAGAAAAGGCGGTACTGCGATAGTAACTGAGATTGTGAAAGAATTGTATAATGATCATCCTTCCGGCATTACGATCACCGGTGACAACTCCGGGCATTCAGCCAGCTCGGCAGCCGGGATGAAATCCGGATTAGCGATCACAGATTTTCAGGTTATCAGCGAAATACTGAACACAACAGCCTATGACTTCAAACGCCCATCAAAAGTGAATCCGAAGCATGTTGTGAGCAGAAAAATCATTAATCATGCGTTTAAAAATCTGAATATCCTGATTCATCCCCGATGCACGGTATTGATCAACGACATTCAAAATGCGCAAGTTCGAGAAGATGGCAAGCTTGTGAAAGATCGCGATTCAAACAAACAAGATGCCGGGGATGCTTTCAGATATCTGATTCATGCAGCGCTCCCCCATGGAATTAAAACGATAAATTCATATATTTGAACTATATTTGAGAAATGAAAAAACGAAAAGGAAAATATCATGAAGTTTTCAGGTGGAAAGGACACCGGTTTTACGTTACCCAATCCCCGAATGACCTACCAACATCTCGAGCATTGGGATTTTGGACGGCGATTCGAGAATATACCTTACATATAACATTCGATGATCTGGAGGTGATGACCCGACGACTAAAGCAGGCAATCAACGACAGCGATTTAGCAACAGCCGGATATTTAGTTAACACCTTAGAAGCTTATCGGCAATTGGACGCATCGAAAAATACAACTTTCAACGTTGCTCAGTATTATATTTTTCTGGATAAAGAAGGGGATAAGCTGACTGACGAATGGAAAGAGAAAAAAAGAGAGCTATTTGACCGTTATCCAGAGGTTCAGGCTTTTTTTTTGAATACAACACAAGGTTTGTTGACAGCTTTGAAAATATTATCGGAAGATATACAGATCGAGGATTATTTGAATCGGGAGGAGGTTCTGGAAGTAGAAAAAATATTTTCGAATTCGATTCAAGAACGTTTTACCTCGATTTCCAAGAATCAATCAATGACTTCGTCCTTAGTGTCTCGAAGGAGTTCGGAATCAAGTTCGATGAAGCGATGGAAAAAAAGTTTGTCGAATTTTTGGAGATGGCGCTGACCGTTAAACGAAGATCTGAAAAAGTAAAGCGGGCATACGATAAAAAATAAGTATGCCAATATTATCGGACAATATTATACTGAAACTACTTGCGGACGTAAAGGATGCAAAAGCGAAGCTTTCTGATATTTCCGGACAAGTGGACGATCTTCAGGATAAAACCACCGGGGTAAATAAGACGTTTTCGCAGTTGGGTAAAATCGCCAAAGTTGCCATTTCTGCCGTGTTGATCCGAAAGGGCGCACAAGCATTGAAGAGATTCGGAGATCAGGCAACCCGGGCGTTCGGTGCATTCGAACAATCAGAGCAGTCGTTTCAGGTGCTGGTTGGGAATATCACACAGGCGAACGAGTTGATGAAAGATCTGATGAGATTCGCAGATCAAACTCCATTTTCAGATGCACAAGTTCAGGGCGCTGCCAAGGCGCTTCTGGGATACGGAAGATCAGCGGAGCAGACCCGTGATGAAGTAAGGCGATTGGGGGAGGTTGCAGCGGCTACCGGTGGCGATTTGCAGCAGATATCCACAATTTACGGGCGTGTCGCAGCGATGGGAAAAGTTTCAACTCGAGACACAATGTCCTTTATTTCTGCCGGCGTTCCGATCTATGAAATATTAGGCACCCACTTAGAAAAATCCACGGCACAATTACAGGAACTTCAAACGCAGGGTAAATTAACTTTCAAAGATCTGGAAGCTGCATTTCAGAGTGCCGGTGATGAAGGCGGTAAGTTTTTCGGAGCATTAGAGCGGCAAGCCAATACGGTTACTGGGGTTCTGAACACCATGGAGGGTGAGATTGATAATATTTTTGTCGCGTTAGGCGAAAAAATGGCGCCGGCGATTAAGGAGTTTGGGAGGACTGTCACCACCATCGCTGCCCAGATTGTCGAATGGGTAGAAAATATCGACAATGACTTTGTGGCGAAAATAGCGGCGGCGCTCAGAGCGGTTGGTGAGAATTTCACATCATTTACAGACTTACTTCAAAAGTGGGCTGAACTAAGCAAACATCACCTCACCGGCGTTGGGGTGGCTTTTGAAAGTTGGGCGGCGAAGGTAAATCATGCATTTCAAAGAACTCCCTTAACAAAAGCTGTTTCAGAAATGTATGAAAAAGCTCTAAGGGCTGCAGAAGAAAGAGCGGCAAAGCTTCAGGGCGAAATGAATACGGGCTGGGAGAATTTCCGAAAAGGATTTGGCGAATCCTATCAAAAAGCCCTGGAAGATATCCGCGCCGACATGGCGAAGGAGCAGGGGGATTCCCCTATAGTTAATTCGTTATTAGATTTAGATAGCTCTGGGAATCTGGGTAAGAAAACTCAAAAAAGGATCGACACCGCTTTAAATGAGATTGTAAAAACGGTTTTGAGAGCTTACGGGAAGGCGCAATTATCCCTATTGGGCGGATCAATGTCAGCATTTAAGCGGACAACCGAAATGTCCGAAGAAGCAAAAATATTAGGCGTGCTTCTATCAAAAGATATTGCGAAATGGACAGCGCAAGAACTTAGAAATTTCCAACAATATGTAAAAGATGAACTTGGATCTGATTCAGTAACCAGTCTAATTCTCGAAGGGTATATAAAAGACGCGGAAGGCAAAGCGATCAACATGGATCTGGTCGGAAGGTTGCAAGACAGATTCAATAAAGCGATGGATCGACAAAAAAAGAAGCCGGATGAAAGAAGCTGGTTCTATCGCTTATTGGGATTGGAGGGTGATCAGATCGAAGGATTCCAGGAAGCATCTGCCGTGCTTCTGGATTCCGCGCGTCAACTTACCAATGCCCTGGTTGATGAAGAATTACGGAGAAACGACCTGCTGATCAGAGCGTCACAAGATCGGCTTTACGATCTTCAAAGAATCGCCGGTGAAGGAAATGCAGAGCAATTACAACTGGAAGAGCAGCGCCACAGGGCATTATTAGAGGAAAGAGAAAAGTATATACAGCGTCAAAGAGAATTGAATGCGATTGAGATCACAGCAAACAATGCGGTGACCGTATCAAATATGATCAAAGGATTATCTGACGCATTCAAAACTGGAAATATAATCGGCGGAATTGCCTATTCATTAGCGGCTGCCGGAACCATTGCTGCAACCATTGCCAGTGTTGGCGCTGCACTATCAAATGTGCCGGCTTATGAAACTGGAACTACATTCGTTCAGGGCGATGGCGGTATCGACAATGTGCCGGCGATGCTCACTCGAGGGGAAAGGGTGGTGGATAAAAGAACAAACGCAACGCTGAATAAATGGGGGGTTGGAAATGAAGATCTAATACCCCTCATCGGCCTGTCATTGGGGAAAATAATGCCTGCATCATTAGGCGCTCCAGCAATAGGCAGTTCAAAAGATTTTCAGAGATTGGAAGCCGGATTAAAAAGAGTGGAAAGAGCGGTTGACCGGATCCGAATTGATGTAAATATCGATGAAGACGGTATTGGTATTGCCGCCGGGCATTACAACAATAAACAGAACAGGATAAAACGATTAATGTCATGAGATTGATGATCGACGGCCAAGATTTCACGAATGACGTTCAGGGGTTGGACGATATTTCTCTGATATTCGGGCTTAATACGTCCGATAGTCTTACTTCTGTTTCGGTGTCCGGTGAATTGGAATTTGCCGGCAATGCTTTTGACCTACTTCACACTACTTTCTTTGAAAATACAAGGGAGGACATCGGCAGCCGGTTGGTAGTTCAATTATTTCTCGATTGCTGCAATCAGAAAGATCCGATTTTATTTTACCTTGACAGGGGATCGGTTCGAATTTGCGGGGATTGCATGATATCGGGGAACCTAATCAAATTAGAAGATGATGAAAGTTGTAGATCCTATTTGAGAGATAAGATTTTCTGGAAAGACAATGGTTTTCTGGATTCGGTGCCATTTTACGATATCCCTTATTGTGAAGAATCTGACGCCTTCACGAAAATATACATCATCATATTCACAATACTTTTTCCCATTCTCTTAGTTCTGCAAGCGATTGAGACCGTTATCAACGCCGTTCTTAGAGTTATCCGGTTCATTAGTTTCGGGTTAATTCGGTGGTCGGTGGATATTCCATCACTGGACAATGCTATCAGGTTAATTAGGGCGTGCGATAGAAAGCATCCATCACCTCGAGTTTTCGATATTCTAGATTACAACGTTCGGCGCTGCGGGCTGAAATTTGATTCCAATATTCTGAAATACACCTACGCCAACACTCTGATCTTGATGGCGCAAAACGAAGATGGTTGCACATCTTGTTCATATATTGAGAGCAATCTATTGAACAAAACAACGGTGCAATTAATGAACGACCTAAAACCAGTATGGAATGCTGATTACAGAATCATCGGTGATACTTTGTACTTCGATTGGAAAAAGAGGATAAACATGATTCTGGATGAATACGTTCTGTGCAATGCTGAATCGGAATACGACAAAGGAGATGCGGAAGATCCACCGTGTTATTCATACGACACCAACCTGCCGGCTTATATGCGATTTGAGTATTCTCATGATTCGATTGATACAGCGGGAAACAAAAGATTAGACACTTATAGAGCTGATGGGAAGGAGCGGGGCAATTATGCTGAAATCATTGAGTGGAATGATCCACCATCGCAATATCAAAAAGGAGAGGAAACAGTTATTCTGCCATATTCGCCGCCGGCATTCACGCATGATGGTAGGAATAGGTGCGATATTAGCCAGTTCCGGATGATAGATAAATACGGATTAGGCACACAACCAAATCAGTTAGTCCTGACAATGGGAATGAGTTCATTGCCAAAGTTGATACTGATGAACTCCTTATCTTCATGGGATCCATGGCGCGAAGGTACTGGAGAGGTAAAGGGTTGCATCGCCAATGCGCTGGGGGGTGCATTTGTGTACGATGTTCAGCAATACAATACTTTTCTCTGGACAAAAGAGGATAAATACGAAGGATTATATAGCCAATATTACAAAATTGACGACCCCAGAGGCGAAGAACGACCGCTTTTGAACTTAGAAAGCTTTACATTTGCCTTTGATTGCGAACAATTGGCTTTGGTTATGCAAAACGGGGTTAATGTAGCAGTTGAAACAGAGTACGGAAACGGATATCCGACGGAAATAAGAGTGGACTTCAGGAATAACACAATGACATTAAACGGAGTGAAAGTATGATCAGACCTATAGAAATAAAAGATTACGCTGTATATGCTCCGGGGCAATTCGTGATTATTGAACAGTACTTTGTATCAACAAGATCATTAGCCGGCAAATCAATGTGGATAGGCGTTCAATTCGATTCTTACGAAAATTGCGATGAAGAGCAACCGACAGGAATGACGCCGTTTATTTTTCCTTTCGGCGCCGGTGTGGTTGAGATTCCAATATCAAATTATTCCTTGATTGTCGAAGCGCTGGACGATAGGCGATTCCGCGTTGAGTATCAGTTTTTCAACACGGGATCGAGTAGTACGAATGGTTGCGCTATGGAAGATGCGCCCGGTATGTTGGGTATCGCAGTTGGATATACCGATATTTTACCATTGACAGATCTGCAACGGGATACTGAGCCATGCGCCAGAAATAATGCTTGTTGGCATGGTGCGTGCGCCAATATTGAGTTACTGCCCGGAAGTTTTCAGGATTCCCCGATTATCAAATATTTCGATGCGGACGGCGCGTCCTTGAATGGATATAATCTGGATGGTCAGACAACATTGAGATTTGAACTGGATGGACAAATAGGAAATACTTTTTACATTTCTTTTTGCTCGTCATATGCCCAAATCAATCAGGGAGTTCATCAGGTGGGCGATTTGCCGGTCGGGGCGGTTATCGGCGGGCATGGATTTATCCGCCGGGGATCGAAAATGTTTGCGACGGCGATCATGGATAATATACCATCGACAACCGGATATATCGTATATTCAGACGGATGCACATGGAAGGCGGCGAGATTCGCATTACAGCCCAACACCTTAACTGGCAGTCAACCTGAAATATATCCACCGACGTACGGCGATGTTACGTGTGAGCTGACGGTCAATGACGAGGTAATTAATGATTGCTGCGTAGGAGTTCATCCGGGGCAAAATGTGGGGGTTCGATTAACGATGAATAAAGATCAGTACAATTCTCGAATAATAGCAAATGACACTTTCGGAAACTATGATTCCAATTTCTCATCCGTCGGAATGTGCATTTCAGAAAATCCGATATTGCCAGATCAAAATTGCGATAGTCAAGTAGATCATAATAATGGAGTAGTAGAAACCTCTATTAACATCCAGAATAACTGGGAGGGCAAAGCGATATACGTCAATTTTCAATGGCGGTTTTCGATCCGGACGCCAGAAGGGTTATATCAAGATGTGATCAATAAAACGATACTTCTGAATGTCGGAGCAAAAACAGGAATTCAACTAATAGGATGGGAGGTGGACAACGAGCCACTGTCAGGGCGGTTGTGCCTGGATGAGATTGACAACATCACTGCGATAGTTCAAGGTGAGGAAGGACAGGAATTTTCAATTGATAGCGATCTGGATATTTCACCGGCGGAAGGGATATTTGGGAATGATCCGGTGCGATTGGAAATTTCAACGGACGGAGTTCAGCCATTTTCTAACAGGTGTTTCACGATTAACGCAGAAGGTGAGGTAGAGGATTCTGATGAAAATCCAGTAGATTGCAACACCGGATGCACCGGCGTTGAAGTTGATGCGGTGGTTACTGATTCCGGTGAAAGCGGATGGAAGGTATTTGTTTCAGCCGTGATGAATGGGGTGAATATTACACGAATGTCTATCAACAATGAGTTTTTCTCAGGTAGTTCTGGGTCTGTGGATATTGAAGGCGAAGGAGAACCGGCTATCATTGTTGCACCGCTGAATATCTGGGCGGTCACTTCTGATGGGTGCGCTTATTTCATTAACGGGTATATAGAGATTGAGAACAGAATAGGTGCGACGAATGAAGGAACTGGGAATTGTCAAACAGTTGAAATACCTTTTGATGCGCCTGAGTGCGGGGGCAGCTTGGGAATAGGCGTTAGTTGCTCGGACGGGTCAATGACTATCAACGCTGTGGGTTCGATTCCCGGCACAATATCGGACACCTTGCAATTTTCAGGTGGTGGCACAACATCGAGTCAGAGATTTGATTTAGCTACCCGAACGATCGAAACAACAGATTGCGGTCGGGTGGTACTGTACGAGTGTTTTAATTGCGACCCTGATATAGACTGGGAACAAATAGAAGAATGTGAAGAAAATGAAGAGCTGGGAGTTGAATGGTCTTTTGATGGTGTGGAGCTGACCTTAACGCCCACGAACGACCCGAACGATCCAATAACAGATATTATCGAATACTCATTAGACAATGGAGCGACATGGCAGGAGTATTCAGCGCCAGTGGTCGTCCCAATCTCAATAGAAGAAATTCCCATCCGACGAATCGCAACGTTCGAGAATTGCGACGATGCGATATATGAGGAAGTGATCGGGAAAGAGTGTGATTTCACTGTTACAATAGAGGAAGTTCCAGAGGGTTTGTCGATAGTGGTTTCTGATTATATTGGCTCGTCTGTTCCAACATATCGATGGGAGAAAGAGACGCCTTCGGGTATCACTCCATTCGGGAATACAGAAATAATTGAACCAGATGAGAATGCTATTTACCGTGGATTTGTTACCTTAGACGGCTGTGAGAAAGAAGCTTATTTTCTGGTTATTCAAAATTGCGTGGACTTTGATGCGTTTGTTTCGGCGGTGATCCCGGGGGCGGGGGGCGCTACTTTGTATGCCGGCGTTATTAATCCACCGGCGCCCGTTGATTTCTTATGGTATCAGTGGAGCGGGTCTGCATATGTTCAAATCGGAGCAGGGCAGTCAGTACAAACATCTCAAATCGGAGCAGTGAAACTAATTGTAAAATCGGGAGTGTGTATCCGGGAAGATATTTCTCAAGTGCCAGTGAACTATGAAGATCCCTGGTATTATCAGCGATTCACCCTCACCGGCGGTGAAGATCATGTTACTATCACAGAATTCACATTGCCGGATATCGCCAACTTACACCCGGATCGGATCGCATACCTGATGGAGGTGACTGAAAATGGGGTGGAGCAGGTGTACGGTCATGAAGTCCTACCAACAGACCTGCACCGGCTGGAGTATTCTATCGACGGACAAAAAGTAAATCTAAATCCGGCTTATACACGGGCTGGATCTATCATTGTTGTGAAAATGAAGAAGGAATGAGACAGATGATGTGCGTGATATTTGGACACAGATATCGATATACAGAAACATATTATCACAAAATAAGAGACTTGCATTGCGGTTTTTGCAACCAACGTTTTTGGATACATCATTACGGTAAGAAATTCATAGAAATAGATTTAAGCATAGGCGTCAAAGTAGATTTTAAAAAATACAAGAAATGGATCAGAAGAAATCATTGAATATGATAAAAAAAATATTAATAGGATTATTCTTACTCATTGTCGGTACGCTAAACGCCCAAATCGGTATCGACTTAACCGAAATGATTCCGGCGCCTGATTCGGGATATATGATCCTGACCACAGGTGATGAATACCCTGATCGGGGATTGCAGAAATACGTTCGGGCCTCCGACATCCTCGGCATCGACACCCTCTTCCAAAACGGTGATAGCTTGTGTATTCTCATGCGAAGCGAAGAGGCGTATAGGTGCTTTCCGGTGCATAGGGAGGTTCGCTTAGAAAAAGTGGACGGAGGGCTTAGGGTGTGCTGGGAGCAGAGAGATACGGTGTGGGAGACCCGCAACTACCTGCATTTTCCGGGAACGTCGGGGAGCTATGTGCAGGCTCGAAGTGTAAATGATTTTGAGCCTGACACAAATGATTTTGATTTTGAAATTGAATTTAGATTTTTAGATCAAAATGGAGGAATAATAGGAAATTCCACTGGCAGTACGTCAGGATTTTCTTTTTACAGTCAAGATGGAGAGCGAATATCTGTTGCAAGAATATCTAATTCGAACCTTGATCAAGTGAATTTCTCAGGAGCAAGCGTAACTCCTCAAGAGTGGACTACAATGAAAATTGAGTTCAAAAATAGCAAGGGGAGAGGAAGAATGTACATGAACAATGTTTTGATTTCGGAACAAACCAATGAAAGCATGATTGGCATTCCTGTAACATATGCATATAAAACTGCGATAGGGTCTAACAGGGGAGGAGGTCCTATTTATTTGAATGGAGGTATTAGATACTTCCGCTTCAACGACGAATACTTCGACTTTTCCGAGGGATCGGGAGATACGATCGTTTCCAATTTCGGAACGGTCATGGATATTCGAGGGGATGTTTCTTGGGCAATCGACACATTGGGATACACCGGAATCGACACCTCCCACCATTGCGAAATAATCCCATTGACCGATACCCACCTGACTAATGTCGAGCATCTGGGCGATAGTATTCGGTTCACCTTATCGGATAGTGTGATTTTTACAGTAAGAGATAGCTTTATCCCACAGGAAAACATCATCGGTTGGATCGATGAAAGAATACCCGATACCGTGTTTTTCGCCAAAACATCGACAGCGACCAAAGCGATTGAATTCGGTGATACCTTGGAGCTCAAAGGAGGAGCAATCAATATCAACATTCCCGTTGAGGTCGATTATTTTCCGAACACCAATCAATTAGAGATATGCTGGACGGAAATAGAACTTCCTGATCAGGAGTTGCAGGATGAAGGAATGGGAAGTGAATTCAATCAAGGAGGGGGTCAGGTTCAGCAACTACCCGCTGACACTATTCGACTATGCGACACCATACAGCTGAATGATGTTTTCATAGACACCGTTTTTCATGATGGCGATTCATTGCGATTTGTCCGAAACGATGGAAAAACTTGGGCGGTGCGCGATAGTTTCCGAACGGATGATGATATTATCGATCTGATTGACATGATGTACGACCCGCAATGGCTGACTGTGGATAGAGACGGGAACGAGGTGACGATAAGTATCAGTGATGGGAATTCTATCAGCTTCATTGATTCGGTGAGATCGCCGGGATTTATCGCGGAAGTGGCGAGAGATAGTGTTGAGCTCCCGCCTGACACCTTCCTGATATCCGTAGTTCATTTGGGGGATTCAATCGAGTTCATTCGGAATGATGGTCAACGATGGGTTGTACGCGATTCCACGCTAAGCAAAAGCGATGTAATCGAAATCATGCGTGATTCAATTGTTTTTCCCGTGGACACCTTCGTGACTGATTTTTTCAGAGATGGGGATAGCTTGTTTTTGGAACGGAATGACGGGAAGGAGTGGAAAGCGAACATCCGTCCGACGATTGATCAGATTTTTGATCCGTGCGATTTGAACCTTATAGACGATTCTCACTTTTTCAGCGGAGATAAATCCAGTGCAAGAAGATTCGTAATAAACAATTATGCTCAAGTGGATACGATAATTAATGGAATAGCTCATCTTGAAACAATATCTGCATCAGGTGCTTCCCGTTTTGAGTATGATTTTTCATCACTCGATACCGCAAAAACATATACAGCCTCCTTGCTTACTTCCATATCTTCAATGTCTGGGACGAATTCATGGAGACAACTTATCGAAGTTACAAAAATAGAGGAAGGGAAAATTCAGATATCAGATAGTCTTTTTCTTCATTGGGCATCATTTCGACCTACTGCTGAATCAGGAAGGTTGCGGGCTTATTATGGGAATATAGGTATCGGAACGCAATTCGAACTACATTACTTCATGATACAGGAATGCGACCGCCCATCTCATTGGCGTCCTTCTTTGAATGACCTCCATCAAGACCTCTCCGGCATCCGCGACACCCTCGACATTCACGACACCAAAATAACGGATCTCGAATACTTCCGCGACACGCTCAATCCTGTCAGGGTGGTTGACTTCACCCGCTCCGGTGATTCTCTGTACCTCGATTTATCGAATGGTCAGACCTTCGCCGTACGAGATTCTTTCCTTACCGAAGCCGAAATACAGGGCATGGTGGATGTGAACCGGAGTTGGCTTCTGAAAGATGGGGGAGTTCCGGATAATGCAACAGACACCGTGTTCCGGGATGGCGTGGCGGTGATTGAGGGGGATGTGTACGATAGATATATGAGTGGGGATGGGGATAAATATGTGTGGGGAGAGGAGTATGGAGATCCGTCTTTTCTGCAATTAGTGGAAGATAAGTCTGGGAATCCAATAGCAGCTCAAGGTGTTGTGCCGGAGGGGATATATGCTATTCGCATATTCGACAGAAATAATCAAGCGAAAAGAGAAGGGGTGTCAATGGTGTTGGATAATGGAATTTCACTTGACAACTACGGTCAAGGCAACCGCATTGCCGATGTTGATTATCTTTTAGGCGTTGACGCCTCTGGCTATGTGAAAGAAGTCCGCCCCACTTCTGGAATAGACACCATCATCCATCTGGGAGATTCGGTGTTCTTCGACTTCGATGATAAGACATTCACCATCCGGGATTCAGTTAGATCTGATGCGGATATCATCACCCTGATCGAGAGCCATAGAATTTTTCAGCAGTTAGGGCGCTCCGGGGATTTCATCACCCTCACGGATGGAGGTCAGGTTTTGGATCTGCATTTAAAAGATGCGATTCATACAGGCGATAGCATCAGACTTATCATGTCCGATGGGCGCACATTTTCCGTGCGTGATTCTTCTCTTTCCGTGGACGCAGTAAGAGACATGATCATCGAAGAAATTCCGGAGACGGTTTTCTACGTGAAGCAGGGGAGTGTCACCGCTCCGGTCAATTGGGGGGATGTGGTGGAGCTGGAAAATGGCACGGTTAACGTGAACATGCCGACGAAAGTGAAGATGATTGACAGTCTGAATGCGTTGGAGGTGTGCATTTGGCAGGTGGTGGATCGGACGGTTGTAGACACTATTTACGATCGATTCATTGAATTCAATGGCACAAATTCGAGCTATGGGCAAAGGGCAGAAAGTTCTACACCCCGTGTACCGATCGAGCTGCCTTTTTCCTTCCGATTTTCTTTTAACGACCTTACAAATATGGAGCAAGCTATTCTTTCGAATGGGGGTGAGACCGGGAATGCTCAATTTACTTTTCGACTGAATAATAATGGTGATTTCTGGTTTCGGAATGGCGGTAGAAATGTGGCATTTCCCATTTC